GGCATCTATCGTTGGATAAGCCATTATAGCGTCCTCTTAAAAATTGTTTAATTACCTGTTCCAAAGGTAACCTTAGTTTTCCTCTCATTAAAAAGAGGCATACGTGGATCATTTTCACGCATGAGGTTATTATCAACTGAACTCATCTGGCTCTTAGCTTGACCCAAATAATAGCTGTTACGTTCCTCAACAAGTTCAGCCGGAGCCTTGCATAACATTAATCCACCCATTACTACATTATCTTTAAAACGTTCTACTTCAGTATGTAGTTGTATAAATTGTGGGTAGTCTTCTGCTTTGCAGGGAACCCATCCCTCACGTAATTTAGAAGAAACATTAGTGGCATCTAAGTTTCCTTGAGTGCTAACACGAATCCATCTAAAGCCGTAACCGGGTTCGGGATCAGGCGTAACCAATACTTCTGGTCTTGTCCATGCCTGTTTCCTCACCCCGTCTTCTCTAGTAGCGGTGTCGCGTTTTACTCTGTTCTCTTTCAACTTATTTTGAGCCATCATTCCCTCCTAGTTTTTAATGCAGCCTCGTGTCTGGCGTATTCGTCTAGTGGCACTCCTAGCCTTTTAGCTAGGGCTATCTGTGATCTCTTCAGCTTCACCTTTAAAGGTGAGGTACTACGTGTAGCAGGTGCAACAACATTAGGTTGTCGTTTTACTTCTGTTTCTTGTGTCTCTTCAATATCAACCGTATTTTCAAAACGATCAGGAAACAATTCTTGCATACGAGCGTCTATCTTCTCGTAGTATTCATCACTTGATGGATCAACTCCATCTGAAACTAATTTCTGATGTACCCCTTTTGCAAATCCTGTCATTTCAAGATCACTGTTAAACCAAGTATTTCTTGAAGCCCATTCTTTTGCTTTAGGATCTACATTACTAACGTTAGTATTAGTAGAAGGTTTTACACTATTTTCGTCTTCTTGTAAAGTTTGATTCCTCTTTTCTATATCTCCCAACCTATCTACTTTTATTTTAGCCGCAGTTAGTTTTTCTTGGGCAGATATAATGTTGTCAGAGTCTCCTTCTTCATAAGCAGTTTTGTACGCACGTTTTGCTAAAAGTATCTCGTTTTCAAGAGCTGTCTTAGCTTGTTGTAGGAGTGCTTTTTTACTTTTACCATTGTCAGTTTTTAAAGATTTATTTTCTTCGATAAGGCGTTGGGTATATGCTTCTAACTCTTGTCTCTCACGCACAGCCCTTTCTTTTTCCCTTCGTTCATCATGGTAACCTTTACTTAAATGTTTTATCCTTTTTTGCACTTTATCAGAATATTCGTCTAACTCCTCGTCAGTAACATCTGAAGGTGGATCTGATTTTTTAATTGGTTTACCATATTTATTAAGGTCTTTTTTAGGAGTATCCTCAATAACTTCAATTTCAAACTCTTTCTGTTCAAGTTTATTTTCTTCCTTTGGATTAGTTAACAACTCCTGTTTGTTAGGTTCTATATCCACTCGTATATCATCTTTGTTTCCGGGGAAAGCATATTCTACTTTTTCAAAAGCCATGTTTGTCTCCTTACACTCGTGTTACGCCACGAGGATCATTCACTACTGCTTCAATGGAATCGTCATTCATTAGACGATACTCAGTTCCTCCTACTTTAAACCTTGTGCCAGTGTTCATACGAAACATCACATAGTCACCGACCTTACACCAAGGACCAGTGGGAAACCTTTCTTTGTCTACATATGCTTGTTGCCCCATATCTAACACAACACCTATAGTGGATAATATGGTATCGTAGTGAATTTCTTTGCTAGATTTTAAAATGCCTGAATCACCATAAGTATCTTCAACTTCTGGCATAGCCACAAGTAAACGATAGCCAACAGGCACAGGTATTTGTAAATCTAGTTCTTCATCAGTTTCTGCATCGGTGGGAACAATTTTTAAATCAGTCATCGTCATCATCCAAGTAAGTACGCGAAAGGTCTTCGATATATTCTAAACAGATATTTAGACCTCGGATCATACCTGTTGCTTCCTTGTATTGAGAGAAGTCTTTTGGACCCCCACCACTAAGAAATTCTGTTGTAGAATCTACATCTTTTTTAATTTTTTCTGAAAGCACGTCAAAGACGGTTTTAGCCATTATCTTTTAGTATCCTTTATAATTTGAGCGCCAACTTTAATACCTTCTTTCTCTAAGTTAGCGGAATTTTTTTCTTTCTCCATTTCTAATTTAGCAATGTCAAGTAAAGCATCGGACTGTACTTGTTTTTCTTTTATGGCTAACTCTTGCTGTTTTACCTGCGCGTCAGCAGCATCTTTAGCTGCCTTTCTCTGAGCCTCTTGTTGACGTATTTGCAGGTCTGCTTTTTGTATTTGTACAACAGGATCTTTAGCTTTAGCCATAGCTTGTTTCTGTGCTTGTTCTTGTGCATTTTTAGCAGACAAATCTCTAGCCGCTTTACCAACTACACCTGCTATATTAGCCGCAAGAGTTTCTGGGAACTCAAGATTTGGTGCTGGCATTTCTGCACCCACCTGTTCTTCCACCTTACTTCTATAATTATAAGCCACATGTTCTGCTATGTGAGCATGTAAGGTAGCAAGTATTGCTTTCCCTCTTGGATTTTTTTGCATGGCTCCCAATATCATAGGATCTTGTAAGAAGGATTCATGTGCTAGTAGATGAGCTTCATGGTCTTGTTCAATAAACGCCTTAACAGGCTTACTCATTAACACGTTCATATTTTCACTTATAGGATCTACTGGTTTTAGATCGTCCTGTATGGGTACAAGTTTATCTGCGTTCTTTATACCCAACACCTCTATCATCTGACGGTGTAGTTGAGGTAAGTCGTATATCTGAGGAAACTGTTGTGCCATTTGTAACACAGCCTGATACTGCACCACACGCTGCGCCATTGTTGAACTGTTAGGATCACTAACAGGTATGACATCCACAGACATATAATCTATTCTACGGGCTATAGGCTCCCCTGTAGTGGGCATATATTCATACTGTTCTGGTGCATACTCAGCCATAATAGCTTTGAGCATCTTAAACTCTTGTTTCATAGCATAATGTACACGGGCCTGTACTGCCGCCATTGGTTTAAGAGTGCGCTCTAACAGTGCTAAAGTAGTTCCAACTGGTGCATTAGCCGACATATCAGATACAGTTATGTCACTTATCGCACCGAGTCTTCTTCCTTCATCAGTAATTCTGTTTAACAATGCAAGGAGAGTCTGACTAGGCTCTTTGTAAGGGAGTGGCATTATATTTTCACGAATGCTACCAGATGGAACATCTACATCTTTAAACTCACCCGGTTCTATGGGAGTGTCGTCTCCTTTGATTCGTAGTCCACGAGTCTTCAGACCTCCCGGTAAATTGGCTAACGTACCGCAATCCACCAGTTGACGTATAATAGAAGTTCCCGCACGGGCGTACCCACCCACAATATGTATTAATCCCAAACCATAAAAGCCAAAACCGGGGACGTATACATAATGAACAAAATGTTGCCGCTTTAACATAAGCGGATCCCCTTCGTTCCAGTTACGTCTTATGGCTAATATTTCGTTGGTGTCACGTATGATCGTTACTATATAAGGTTTTGAAATACCATCATCCCCATCTACACCTTCAATTATTAGGTCTGCATGAGTCTCATATAAAGTATATCTACCATCCTCAATAAGAGAATACCCACCGTCTTCTGCTTTTTTCTCTTCTATGTCACTGTGATATGGAGAAGGTTCATATAATTCTATATCGCTATAGAAACCATTTGCTTGTAGTTTTAATATGTCATTTTTTGTTCTTCGCATGACGTGAGTGACGCGTTCTGCAGATTCAATGTCAGACGCACCATAGGGAACTATTACATCTTCTGCTGGTATGTATATCGCTACCTGTCTACCTATATTAGGATCGAAATATACTTTTTTAAACGCAGAGCCTGCTAACCCAAGACTATACAACATGCGTTCGTGTTCAGGACGATACTCAACCATTGTCTCAGTCAGTTCATAATTCATATCGTTTTTTACACGTTCAGCGGATTCTATTTTTTCTGGTGTCTCCTTACCTAATATCTTAACTCTTACAGGACCACCCGCAGGGAAAGTCTCACTCATAGTCTCTGCTTGAAAACGTATGGCAGCTTCTGCTAATACAGTAGAATGAACACCACAAGCATTTTCCCAAGGTGTTGTTCTCTCTTCGTATTTGAATCCTATTATTTCTAGACCTTTTGCGTATGTATCCGCCCAATCTTTTCGGCTGTCTTTGTCAGCTTCAATACTACTGACTACCTCTTCAGCTAATACACTTAAAGTTTTTTCATCTAGAATATCTACAAGATTGACACCAAATTCTGCAAGACTAGAAATGTTGTCTTCAGGAATTAAAGTTATTTCTACACTACCATCATCCAGTGTGACCATCTCAGGATCTACAATCTCTATCTCTAAAGCCTTTTCTTCCAACGCGGCTTCTTCTATTCCTTTTGGGGCTACTGTTATACTTTTTTCAATAGACATTAATAATACCCGCCCTTACGTTGTTTAAAATATACAATGTCTTCTGGTTCATCACTAGGTAAACGAATAAATCCACCTTGTCTAAATCTCATCAAAGCCATTACGGTAGAATCCACTAAGTCATCATGACTCATAAACGGAAATCCCGCTATCTCTTCTACGACCTCTTCTGCCCATCTGGTCTGCGGAACCCAGCACAGACCTGACGATACTATATCAGATACAGAATTTAATCTAGCTAGTTTATCTCCGGTTCCTCTATGGGGGGTATATTCCTGCACAGGTAAGCCCATTCTTCGCATCTCCTGATACAAAGCAATACCGGAACTTTTCTTTTCCACAATAAACGAATCAGGTTGCCAATCTTCATATTCCTGCATAGCTAATTTTTTTAACTCAGGAAACTCTAATCGTTTCTTTATACTATTTAACAATATGACATGGTATGCCTGTTCTTCCTCATTCATAAATACGCCCCACGTAGTAAGGGCTGTATAGTCTGCTCTATTATTTCTTTCAGCCGCTGCGTCTAAAGACATAATAATATATTCACAAACAGGGGGATTCTCAGGCATCCACAAATTCCACCATTCACGTTTAACCAACGACGCTTCTTCAGCAGTGGGTTCTTGTTGATATTGTGCATTCCACTGGAATGTAGGCATTGAAGCCTTAGTACGCATTAGAGCTTCTAAATCAAAAAACTCAGGCCACAACGGTTTCTGTATAATTTCTTGTGTTTCTTTATCTGTGGTATCTAATACTGCAGGAAACTCAACAACTTCAAATTGGTCAGCCTTTTCGTTCTGAGCCATATCTCTAACAACACGTCCTGTCAGGTCGTCCATGTGCCAGCGCGTCTGTATGATTGCCACCTTACCACGAGGCATAAGACGAGTACGGGCACCAAACGTATACCACTCATAGGCTTTCTCAAATACAGAAAAGTTACCATTAATTACATCCTGCTCTGAATGGGGGTCATCAACCAACAGTAAATCCGCACCTCGACCAGCGATAGACGACCCAATACCGCAGGCATAATACTCACCACCTACATTTGTGTTCCATCTACCTGCCGATTTAGAATCCACAGCTAACTTTACAGTAGGAAATATAGTGCCATATTCGTCGGTGGATATAAGGTTACGTACTTTTCTACCAAAATCTACAGCCAAATCAGTAGTATGCGATACCATCATTACTTTTTTATTAGGATTCCTACCTAAAAACCATGCCGGAAAGAAG